ACAAGGCTAAGTCTGGCAATCGCGTTTATACTGGTAGCAACCCTCACACTAAGCACCTTCATATTTCTATCAACCCTGACCTGGCTAATGATACTAGCCCTTGGTTCTGGTGGATGAATCAACCAAAGATTGTGAACCAGATTTTGGCTGGTCTTCAGCCTCAGTCTAAGAAGAAGGTAGCAAAAGGTACCATTTTGGTACCAGTATGCACCTGCTGCAAGGTTCACAATACAAAACGAAAGGCAATCTAATGGAACAATTAAAGCAAGTCGGTCTTACTTGGTTTCGTGCTTCTGCTGCTGCAGCAATCGCACTATACCTAGCAGGAGAGACTAATCTTAAAGTCCTTGGAACTGCAGCTTTGGCTGGCTTCCTAGGTCCAGTACTCAAGTGGCTAGATCCGTCTGCTACTGAGTTTGGGCGTGGTTCAAACTAACAGTTTGTAGCAAGCGCGAGGCAAAAGGCCCTCATCACCCACAAGGTGATGGGGGCTTCTTTTTTTATGCCTAAAAACTATTCTCGCTGTTATCAACAGGACAAGGGATACGAACTAGATTACCGCAGTTAACACAGGTAGCATCAAGAAAGTACCAGGATATCTCATAGTCTTGGAACTGAGCCATAATGTTGAACATAGTACAGCCACAGCTACAGACGTGAGTAGGTCCAAGGGACCTGAGATCTGCTGCTTTGACAGGTGGTAATCTAAGCAGCCGAAGTAGACGGAACAACATTGAGTTCACGGCTCCTTCCTGATGTCAGTCGCCTCTCGCCGCCCTTGGCGGCTCGGAACGATTGTTTCTGTTTTATTCGCTCCGCTCATAGTTTAATGACAAGGTGTGTCGTTACTGGTACGACACGCCGAGGGAAGGTATATTTCTCTGTTATGACGACACTGGTAGGAATACAGATTACTGATATGGTGATAATGGCTGCTGATAGCCAGATTACTGAAGATAACTTACGGACTATAAGTAGTACTACACCAAAGATTATTAACGTTGGTAGATACTTACTGGGACTGGTAGGAGATTCCAGGCCTGGTGATATCTTGGCCTATAACTGGAAACCGCCAGTCTATAAAGGTTCAGATCCCGTGCAGTGGATGGGTAAGAAAGTTATGCCTTCAATTCTGAAGGCTTTCAAAGAGAATGGATACGACCCGTATGAAGCAAACAAAGATAAAGAAGCAGGGTTCGACTACCTTGTCGCGTTTGATGGCAACCTATTCCATATTGCAACCGACCTCTCGTTCATCCAGTCCGACAAGGGTGTTTACGGCTTGGGTAGTGGTGGGGCTTATGCTCTCGGCTATCTCTATGATCGCGTTGACCGTCTTACGTTAGGCAACATTGACCAACACGCCGAACGCGCTGTTCAAATAGCCAGCATCCTTGACATCAATACCTGTCCTCCGATTCAATTAGTCTGTCAAGGAAGGATAATAACGTGATACGAGACTATTCAATTCATTTCAGCTTTGGCAGTTTGAATAACTGGGGCTTTGGTATTGATTACTTTCACGACTATGACACTATGCCATACAGGTTAGTTGCTAGAATGTTAGTAATAAATCTGATAGTATTCCGCTTCACAATAACTAGGTGGGAAAAGCATAAATGGATATAAAAGATTTATTAGTTAAAGCTCTCTACGAGAAAGAGAACAGTAGAGGTAGGTCGCTACAGACACAGATAGGTCCATCAGAGTTAGGTGGCTGTCGGCGTAAGGTCTGGTATAAATTAAACGGACAAGAGAAGACCAATGGCGGAGAGCTAAAGCTCGCAGCTATTATGGGTACTGCTATCCATAACTCTATAGAGAATGCTTTATCTAATAACAAAGAAGTTTTGCTAGAGCAAACAGTAGAACATAACGGAATGAAAGCTCACGTAGATCTCTACATTCCTGGGACAGGCGATGTAGTGGATTGGAAGACAGTGAAGTTGAAGAACCTCACTTACTTTCCAAGTCAGCAACAACGCTGGCAAATCCAAACTTACGGATACCTGATAGAACAAAGTGGCTTGGGGAAGGTTACTAATGTTCATCTGGTAGCAATACCGCGAGATGGTGACGAGCGCGATGTCAAGGTCCATACGGAGAAGTATGACCCTGCTGTTGCGCTCGAAGCCCTCTCTTGGTTAGAGGCTATTAAGACAAGTGAGGTTGCTCCTGAACCTGAAAAGGATGAGAGCTACTGCAAGTTCTATTGTAAATACTTTGACGCATCTGGTGAGATTGGATGCGTTGGTCTAAAAAAAGAACGTACAAAGACTGAACTACCACTCATTGATAATGATGAGGCAAGTAATCAGGCTTTGGAATATCTACAGATAGATAACAAGATAAAAGAATTAACAACTCAGAAGGATGCAATCAAGGAAGCACTGACTGGTGTTGTTGGGGTTACAGCTACAGGTGTTGAAGTTAGATGGACAGAGGTAGCTGGACCTAAGCAAGTAGATAAAGAAAAAGTCCAAGAGATCCTTGGATTCGTACCAACTCTAAAAGGCAAGGATAGTCTGCGCCTTTCAATTAAACATAATGGAGGTAAGTAAAGTGGCTGCACCAGAATCAACAAAGTTCCAAGTCAATTTTAAGACACCAGATGGAACTCTCATTAACCTTTATGCTACAAGCAAGGAGGAATTGGAAGGGTTGCTAACAGCAGCTTCTGACTTTTCTGCCCTTATTACAAGCACAAGTCAAGCGTATGGAAGCGCTGCACCTACTGCTCCCGTTTACAATTCTGCACCAGCAGTAGCATCAGCACCAGTATCTGCTGGCGGAGAAGAAACTGTCAACGATAAGTATGGCAACATCTGGGTATACAACCACCCAAGCGCACCAGAGTGCTCTCGTGGAAAGATGGTTCTAAAGCACGGCAAGGCACAAGCAACTGGCAAGCCATACAAGGGTTGGTTTGATCCTGCTACTGGTCCTAAGTGGACTGGTGCGAAAGTTCCAAAGGACCAACAAGCGGCAACGATTTGGGCGTAACACAATGCGAGAGCCGCGTGAATACGAGGCTCCGCTATGTGCACAAGTCGGAGGAGACCATTGGTTCCCAGAGGTTACTGGAACAGACAGTAGTTCTCGTTACCATACAAGTTTTGCAAAAACTATCTGTGGAAGATGTGTCCATAAATCCGAATGCGCTGAATGGGGTATACAGAACGAAAGATTTGGTATCTGGGGTGGCCTCACAGGGGCTGACCTAAAAGAAGCTAGAAGAAAAAGAAATGTAATACTGCCAAGGGAGGGGCATAATGCTTAGACTAGATAGAGCTTGGAAGTCTTCTCGTACTACAGCACAACCCCTGCCTACAGTGTGGAAAGATCTAGAGAAGAAAGATATAAAGTTTAGACGAGGCCAAGTATGTATGGTCGCTGCTGCGCCCAATGCTGGTAAGTCTATGTTCGCTCTGGTCTATACCATTCAGGCAAAGGTTCCTACTTTATTCTTCTCAGCAGATACTGATACCGCTACAGTAATGATGCGAGCATCTGCACATACAGCAGGTCATACTCAGCAGACAGTTGAGAAAATGATTACTGAGAATCCTCGTTACTATGATAAGTACTTGGAGAGTATGTCGCATATACAATGGGTCTTTGACTCCAGTCCTAATCTTGATGATATAGAAATGGAAATCAAAGCCTACATAGAACTATATGGGTTGGCTCCAGAGCTAATCGTAATAGATAACTTAATGAATGTTGTTGCTGAATCTGATAATGAATGGGCAGGACTGCGCCAGATTATGGTTGAGTTGCACGATATGTCTAGGAAGACTGAAGCCTGTGTGTTAGTACTGCATCACGTATCAGAACAGAGTGAGTATGGTAATCCAACTGAACCTTCAGCTCGCCGTGCTATTCACGGAAAGGTAAGTCAGCTACCTGCGATGATACTTACTCTTGGCTATAGCCCAATAGAAAATACTTTAAGAGTTGCACCAGTAAAGAATCGTTTTGGAAAGCATCAAGCAGATGGTAAGGATTATGTAGGGCTCTTTGTGAACTTTGCTACCTGCCAGATATCTGACTCTGATTCTTATGGTAGATCTGTTCTTCGTTCTAATGTAGGTGGCTATGTCTAGTTACAATAAGGCTAAGGGTTCTAAGTTTGAGACAGATGTGATGAAGTATCTACGCAAACTAGGCCACTTTGCTGAAAGACTTGCTAAGGCAGGAGCCAATGACGAGGGTGATATTGTCACCATAATCGCAGGTCAGACCTATATTCTGGAATGTAAGAATAGAAAGTCATTAGATCTTCCTCAGTTCTGGGCGGAAGCTCAGGTTGAGGCAGCCAACTATGCGAAGGCGCGGGGTCTTGTGGTTGAGCCTCCCGCCTTCGTTATAGTTAAGAGGCGCAGAGGTAGCATAGAAGATGCTTGGGTAATACAAACACTAGAGAAATGGGTAGGACAAATGCCAGTACCAGAAGGAAAGATAACCAGTAGCCAGATATTTGATACACCAGAAGTACAGAAAGAGCTTGAAGATGTACAGATACCAGATGAACCAACTGAAGTAGTAGCAGAAGAAGAACCTAAAAAGAAATGATGTGCGTGGACTGCAAGGTGGCTGGTGAGTTTAACTCACGAGGCCAGTACGATAAGGCTGAAGAGATGCACGGATACTGTAAAGGAGACTGCGCTTGCCAACACAAGACTGGTCCAGGGTGGTTCGTAAGAAAAGGTCAAAAGGCGACTCTGATGCAAACACAGTCTCCATAGCAGATGTAGTTAGACACTTCGGAGGCGAAGTAAAAGAAGGTCGCAACATATCTGTACGTTGTTGTATGCACGATGATGCTCGCAAGAGCGCAGTCATTGACACCTATAACAATTTATATTTCTGTCATACCTGTGGCAAGGGTGGCAACGCTGTTAATGTAATTATGGAACTAGAGAATGTGGGGTTCAAAGATGCTCTCGCAAGGGCAGGCGAAATTATTGGAGGAAGCGGCTCATCACTACGCACAGGAGATAAGCCCAGAAGCTCTGCAATATCTAGAAGGACGTGGAATATCTGAGGAGATAGCAGCTAGGTATCGTCTTGGTTCTATCACAGATCCGATAGAGGGACACCAAGGCTATCAAGGTTGGATATCTATACCTTACTTCACTGCCTTAGATATCTGTGTTGGCTTTAAGTTTAGAAGATTAGATGATGGTAAGCCTAAGTATGGAGCGCCTACTGGTCAGAAGTCGCACCTGTTTAATGTCATTTCAACTATGTCTAATACCAGCAGGGTAGTTGTATGTGAGGGTGAGTTTGATGCGATAGTTATGGAAGCTAATTGCCAAGTGCCAGCAGTAGGAGTGCCTGGTGTTGCTGCTTGGAAGCCTTATTATTCAAAGTTATTCAATGGTTTCGATATGGTTTATGTAGTCGGTGACAATGATGTTAAAGAAGATGGGACTAACCCTGGAGCTGAGTTCTCTAGGCGTGTCGCAGGTGAGTTAATCAACTCACAAATCGTACAATTACCACCAGGTATGGACATAACAGACTTCTATCTGGTGAATGGACAAGAAGCAACAGCCAACCTAGTAGGAGGAGTATAGTGAGTGACTACAAAGAAGGAATTGACTCAGATGGCAGAGTATCTGAAGGAATTGGGGATGGTAATAGTTTCCATAGACTTCAAGAGTGGTACTATTACAGTCAAACCGATTCCGACAAGAAATTAGATTCGGAGTTCGTTGCTAATGTGTGGCGAATCCTTGACACAGCAGGTAATTTGCTCATCCGCAAACATAAAGATTATGGTCCAAAGAACATCTCTCACAGTCCAGGTGGAGCACTCAACGGATTACGAGTGCGTATGCACGACAAGGTG